GTCCAATACCTATAATTGATACAGTTACTGTAGCTTTTTTTGAGGCAAGATTACTCCAAGAAAATGAAGGTTCCGCAAATTTAATTTCTAAATTTTTACCTAGTATTGCTGGCCAAATAGCAGATACTTGACGGCCTTGACAAATGCTATTAGTTGTTACAAATGCAAAACCACCAACTGTATTTAAAATATATCTTCTGGCTTTTATGAACCAACCTGACACATAATCCATAGTTTTTGTAGACTTTACAACTCCATTGAAAGCAGACTGTAAATCAGCTTTTTGTTGTTTAGACTGGTCTTGACTACCTATATATGGGGGATTACCACAGATATAAGTTTCACCACCTTCATTGTCAAAATCAATTTGAGCTTGTTCTAATGGTGTTGAAAATAAATCATCACCTTGTAATTTAACACCTGTACCTTTAGGTGGACAAACAGAGAACCAATCTAACTTTAATGCATTACCTTTAACAATCCAGTTTTCAGCATCTAAAGGAAGAAATTCTGCAAGTGCAAGTCTTTGCCCTCTATACAACACATCGCATTGGTATTCTGCAATTATTAATGCCAAACGTGCTACTTCTGCTGAAAAATCTTTTAGCTCAATACCTCTAAAGTTCGTTAAAGGTATCTCACTTGCTCTATGTTTTTCACCACGTTTAAAATTTATTTCGTTCTCAATTTTACGCATTTCTTTATATGCAATTACCAAGAAATTTCCAGAACCGCAAGCAGGGTCGAATACACGTATGCGTGCCATACGATTACGTAGATTGAGCAATTTACGACCGTTGTCTTCTGCTTTTTCTAGTTGCTCACGTAAATCATCTAAAAACAAAGGGTTTAATACCTTTAAAATATTTGGAACAGATGTATAATGCATCCCTAATGAACCACGTTCATCTTCGTCTGCTACAGCTTGAATCATTGAACCAAATATATCTGGATTAATTTGCTTCCAGTCTAAACTACCAACGTGTAATAAATAAGAACGTGCAATTTTTGTAAACTTTGGTACTTCTGTAGAACCAGAAAACAACTCACCATTTACATAAGGAAACTTTTTACCCCAAACTTTGATATTTTCTTTTTCACGATTTTCGAGCTTTGTATCCATTGCTCTAAAAATCTCACTTATTACTTCGTGTGTATTAGAAGCATCAGGATCACTTATTTTTTGGATGGTATCCGTAAATAGATTATCATCTTTAAAAATATCTGTATCCTCTGCAAAAAAGCAAAAAATTAATCTTGCTAAAAAGTGATTCATATCTGGACGACGTTCTATTGTTGCCCAATCTGGATTGTGTTGTAATAACTCTACATAAAGTTTATTTAAACGACTTGTAGCTTTAATATCAAATGCGCTTTCACGTATTTGTTTTACTGTTGTAATATTTGCTAGTGAAAGGAAAAAACCGAAATAATTATGAAAGTCTTTATACTCACACGCTACTGTTTCACCTGTTATTATGTTTTCGGCTTGAAAATCTATACCATCTGTAGCTAGAATAAATTCTACTTTACTCTTTTGTGTAGATGGACTATTACGTAGTATCTCTAAAGATTCTGTTACTTTCCCTTTTGTACTAGTAAGTATATGGATATTATTACGCTGTAGAATTGCATCCTCAACATCTGTTTTATTGGAAGTACCACTACGTAACTTTTTAATAGTCGTACTTTTATTACCAAAAGCCTCTAAAAAAGTAAAAGGAAATTCCACTGCTTCAAAAGGCTTTAATGCTAATTCCGATACTGCTTCTTCTATTTCTACTGCGTTCATTATATATAATATGTAATCAATACTTTGTTTGTGTGGTATTCTTTAAATTACTTGATATAAATATTTTCAAAAATATAGTTATTTTTTATTGAATTAAGAGATAGTAGTGTTTTATAAAAAAACCAGCCCAAATGAATGAGCTGGCCTTAATTTTAGTAGGAGTTGGAATTTATTTAATCCAGAGGTATCCTCCTGCCTGTTGCCTTTCTCCCCTTACAGCTTTAGCAATACAGGATTTACCTATTCCCGTTTGTCTTGAAGCTTCAGCAATGGATTTAAATTCTTGCATAAATTCTCCATTAATATTTTTCTGCGTAACACCTTTTAAGCGCTTATCAGCTACTTTGAAGTAATCTTTCTCCTTATATGACCAATAAAAACCTTTTGCCGTCTTAGAGCTTCCCAGACAGGCTGAGCTTATGTTTGATCTTGAAGAATTGACTTCATTTGCAGCTTCTTCTAAAGAATTAAATTTTTTCAATTTAATCCCTGTTTCCTTGCAATATTGGTGGACTGACTTTTTAAAACCTCCACCCCGATCTGAATTATAGCCTTCTTCAGTGGCTTTGAGTTTTTTAATATGCTGTTGCTCTTTTAAAGCAAGCTCATCAACATCATCCGCAGTATCAATAGTTTCCCAGGTGAAACTATTTTCGCCATAAGTATGGATTGCTTCGTGAAATTTTCCCATTTCCTCCCTCTTAGCTCTTTCCTGGTGATCATGTTTTCGTTGATCCAGACTTGTAGTTGTTGAGCCTATATATACCTCACTGGTATTCTCATTTGTGGCTTTATAAATTATCATTTTATTTTTTCTTTCTATCGCCTTCATATCTTGCTTATTTTCTAATTGATTTAGAATCAGTTTTTAAAATAAACCTATTTCTTGAGTTAGTACTTTTAAAATCAGCTTTAAAGTCATTACTCTCTGCATAATTATCGATCCATTTCTTAAATTTATGAGGAGTAACTTGCTCATCATACAGGTCTGAATACTCTGCTTCCAATTCAACCTTATCATACCATGTATCTGACTCAATCCATTCATTGGCAAATTCAGTGAAATTCTCTGAGGTTTCCGTCATGGTCTTGGACTTATTTAAATTAATAGACTTAGGTATGATTAGCCCATGTTCCAAATACTCTTTAACACAATCCATCATAAATGAATAAAATCTACCCCATTCATGCTGACTCCATTGTCTTCCAAAAAAACGATTCCCAAAGTAATCTTCAGGAGTGTATTTCTCATTAAAATAATTAGCTACTTCAAATTCAATCCTTCTCCTTGCATCTGAGGATCCTCCTGGTCCATTTACATAATAGTTGGAAGTAAAAACCAACTTAGGCATTAGCTCATAAGGAATCATAAACGATTGCTGTCTCTTTTTCTCTACTTCGATTCCAGATGTTGTAGCGGTAAAAAAGTTCTCTAGGGATGTCCCTTTTTCTAAATCATCGTAATGTAAGATATCAGTCGATAATTCAATTCGTTGATTCTTAAACCAACTGCCTCTTTTAATTTCCTTACCATCAAATTCAACTACTTCTTTGCAATAGGAAAGCGCCTTACATAGGAGTGTTTTTCCAGTTCCACCATTGGCTTTATTATTCAAGCTCATCTTTTCATCATACAGGATTACAGCTTTATCTTCTCCTCTTTCCCTATTAGCGTGAAGAAGATATCCAATAATGGTTTTCAAAGATTTGAATCTCTCATTATCCTCTTTCGATAGTAGGTGACAAAAATTTTCAAATTGACCTACATGGTTTTTGAGGTTTTGAAAGTTAACTTCTTTGCCGATGATCTTGGTGTCCCAGATTGGAAAATCTAATTCCTTATATTTTTTTTGGTTTAGACCTTCTTTTGAAACTTCATAAAAATGATCTTTAAAGTAGAATCGTGCTACATCATAGTCGTCGCGATCTGATTTCACTTCAACTACTTTTAAAAGATTAAGTTTATTGTTATTAAGATAATTCCCTACTCCTCGGGCAAAAGTTTCTAAAACTTCATATTCTTTTTTTCGAAGTAAGTAATTCTTAATGGCGAGTGTAATCTTTGGAATACTCGATTTGGAAATTACGTTATTTCTGACCCTTACTAAAAGATCATTAGTTTCACTCAGCTTTATCTTACAAAAGCCTTTCTCCTCTAGAAAGGAGATTAGTTGTGACTGGGAAATTTTTATTTTTCCTCTTTCCTTAGTCCAAAAATTTGGTTCTAATTTTACCATATTTTTTATTTACATGCTCTTTAGGTGAGCTTGTTACCTAGCTTAGACTATCTAAACTGGTACAAAAATACGGTTAAACTACTGTTTTAGTTGGTGGAAATAATTTACACCTGTTCTGTGGAATTAGATTGAATTGAAGAAATCTTCATTAAAAACTTTCTTTAATCGGTTAATACTTTTCATGATTCCTTCCCTTTTTACTTTTTCTAGTTCATGTCTTGAGCCACTATAATTTTGATATTTTTTAGTTTTAGAATTTTTGAAAGCAAAAACTTGATCAATTGCTAAACCAGTTTCAGTTAAAGTATTTTTTAAATCTATATGCCCATTTTCTCTAAGCAGACTAATTAAGACCAATAGGTCATTCTGGTGCCAATTAAATTTTATTCGTTTATCTAGTATTAATCCCTTTTCAAATTCTTTTGAATCTATTTTTTCTATCAATATGTTAATCTGAGTGTGCAATGAGTCAACATGGGTTGGGTCTAAAATCTTTGAGGTTTCAATTATTTTAGCTCGTATATTTTCAAGTGCTTTTAATTTTTTGTCTACAAAACGCTTTAATTCATCTTTCCTTACTAGATCCATTTTCTTAACTTCTCTATTTAATTGCAATAAAGCCCTGTCTGATATAAGGAATATTTGATCTTGAACAAATTCATGAAAACTTAAATTATGATATTCTTCCTCATTATAATCTGTTTGCTCCTTATAAAAAATTTCAAAATCATTAGGTTTTAATTGATCCAGTTCTGTATGAGGACCTCCAAGCTTTTCACAAAACTGAAGAAACCTTAATTGTAGATTTAGGTATTTTTTTTTAGATGTAAAATCTGAAAGTCTGACTTTAATAGGTACCATGATAAAAATTTTTCGAAAGTTAACTTTTTTGATTAAAAAAATCACCTACCCCCCTTTTATGAAATAGGTGATTATTATTGATCAATCCGTTTTCAGTGGCTTTTTTTTGCAAGTGTAGCCGTCTCAAAAGGTTTTCATCCAAAATACAGTATAACACTTATATTATATAGCTGTATTACAAAATCTCGAAATGATAGTAATAATAAGCCTTACGGTCTATAATAAATACGGTGATAAAATCCCTGGTTACTTTTATACTATCAACTGAAATTATATCTCCCTGCTTTAGACTTCCTACATCAGATAATACCTTCACTTCAAAAGGACAAACCCTTTTATCTAGTTTTCTGTGAACATTAATGATGTACAATATCTTTGGAGAGCAGTACTTCAGAATCGAATTGAAATATTTAGATTTCATACAAAACAGCTATATAATAATGTGCAAGAACCAATTTGGCTCCTCATAAAGAATAGAATCCCCTAGCTTATTCATTAGCTCGTATGCATTTACATTACGCTCAATGTTATTATCTATGTAAGAAACTTTATTGGCGTCTGTGAGTAAATTATAGAGTTTCCACAGATTGATATTCCCTTCAGAATCACAGCCAAAATTTGGATCAGTTAAGTATGATCTAGCCACTTGATTGATATGGTTATCTGTAAAAAGAATTCTAGGTAATGCTGATTTCTTTGCTTTATCTAAATGATTATAGATTCTTAACTTTCCAATGAAATGAGCAAACTCATCTTCATCTAGTTTAAATTTACTCATACGTTCCATCATCCCCAGATGTCTTTTCATATCGTAATTTTGAATCAACCTCATCACATGATCAGCCAAATCACCAATAGAACTGACTTTAACCTCATCAGAAAACCCATCTGTAGATATACATAAG